GCCGCTTATCAAACGGCTCTTTCGGCTGGATTCTTAACAGTAGATGAAGTTAGAAATAAAGAAATGCTTGATCCAATAATGTCAGATGATTCCGAGGATGCTTATCCTGAAGATACGCAACCGGATGTAAGTGAGGATATAACAGAGGATAGTATCGATGAGTAACATTGAAAATCGTAATTACGAAGTAAATCTTGAATTAAGGCAAGAAGGCGATGGCCGTACAATTTTTGGTATTGCCGTGCCATATAACAAAGAACAAAGAATTGGTAATAACTTAATTGAAGTATTTCGTAAAGGTGCTTTTGCAGATGTAATCAAAGCCGCTCATCGAGTTAAATTATTACGAGGACATGGCGAAAACAATGTTCTAGGTCGAGCGACTTTACTTCGTGAAACCGAGGATGGTTTGTATGCTGAATTTAAGGTAAGCAAAACTAGAGAAGGCGATGAGGCTTTAGAATTGGTAAAAGACGGAGCATTAGATCAACTTTCAATTGGATTTATGCCAATTAAAAATAAAAAGCGTGAAGATGGTGTTTTGGAAAGATTAAAAGCACATTTAGCGGAAGTAAGTTTAGTCACTTTTGGGGCTTATGGTGAATTAGCAAGCGTGGCCGGAGTAAGAGAAGGCCAACCAATTGCTACACCTAGATTAGATGAAGCAAAGAAGATATTTGATGCCATACAGCGTAGTAGATAATCATGAGGACTGCGAAGGCTTTGCAGTTGTAAAAGATGCCACAAATGAATTGATGGGTTGCCATAAAACCAAAGCACAGGCCGAGGCACAATTAACAGCAATTAACATTTCTGAATATGGTGATAAAAATCGTAAAAAAACAAATTTAGAAATTGCTTACGACATACTAAATAAACCAAAGTCGTAGAACACCCAAACCCACAATCGTGGCGGTTTGCACCTTCTCACTCATTAAACCTACAAAATTGGAGAAATATGTCTAACTCATTCTTGACTTCTCTGCGTGAGAAGCGTGAATCAAAGACTTCACTCATCCAATCCACATTAGATCGTGCGGCCGAAGAAGCCCGTGATCTAAGCGAGATCGAATTGGCCAATGTTGAAGCATTGAACCTAGAGATTAAGAAGTTGGATGAGCGTATTGAGCAGATGTCAGATATTGAACTTCGCAACCAAAAGGCCGCAGATTTGGCCGCTAAGGTAGATGCGAAGGCTGAACCAAAGAAGGAAGTTCGTGCTGGTACATTCATTGTTACCAAAGAAGAACAAACCTATTCACAGCGTTCAGAAAATGACTTCTTGACCGATGCAATTAAGTCTTATTACAAAGTTGATAGCGATGCATCCGAAAGAATTGCACGCCATCAAAAAGAAATGGTCGTAGAAAAAAGAGCAGTAAGCACATCATCATTTGGTGGCTTAGTTGTTCCACAATATCTAGTTGATTTGTATGCACCATTGGCAAGAGCAGGCCGGCCATTCGCCGATGCCGCACGCAAGCACACTTTGCCTGCACAGGGTATGTCAGTAGTAATCTCTAAGATTAATACTGGTACAACTACTGCTTATCAGACATCTCAAAATACTGCCGCAGTATCTCAAGATATTGCAGATACTACTTTGACAGTTGATGTCAATACAATCGCTGGCCAACAGTCAGTATCAAAGCAAGCATTACTTCGTGGATATAACATCGAGCAAGTTGTATTAAGCGATTTGATTCGTGCATATAACACAAAATTAGATGATGCATTGATTAATGGATCAGGATCAAATGGTCAGCCATTGGGTCTATCAACTATGACTTCGGGAATTACTGTAACTTACACAGCAACTACCGGAACAGTTGCAGGTTTGTATCCAAAGATTGCAGATGCAATTCAACAAATTCAAAGCAATGTGTTCGTAAATCCAAATGCAGTTATTATGCACCCACGCCGTCTCGGATTCTTCCTAGCAGGTGTTGATGGAAATAACCGCCCATTGGTAGTACCACAGGCTTACAACCCACAAAATGCAATTGGTACAGGTAATGGAGTTCCACAATATGGAAATTCCGGTTACTCAATTCTTGGCCTACCAATTATTGTTGATGCAAACATTTCAACAACAAAAGGTGCAGGTACAAATCAAGATGAAATCTATGTCGTTGATCTGAACGAGTGCCATCTATGGGAAGAGTCAAATGCTCCTACCTATGTGACATTTGAAGAGCCAAATGGCAAAGTAGCATTGAATATCGTTCTATTCGGAATGTCCGCATTCACCGCAGAGCGTTATCCAAAAGCCGTAGCGAAAATCGGCGGAACTGGATTGGCAACTCCGTCATTCTAGTTTGAAGCATTGTTAGGGCTTGCTACCCTTCCAGCAAGCCCTAACATTCAAACCATGATTGGTTTATATTGAAAGGATTGTTCGTGTCCAACGATTCAAGAGGTAGAGGCCAATCATGGCTATAACCAATGGATATGCAACACTTGCAGAGATAAAGGCTTATCTCTCTATCAGCGATTCAACCGATGATACTTTGCTGGAATCATTAATTGAATCAGCATCACGCTCAATTGATCGCATAGCAAACAGAAGATTTTATTTAGACTCATCCGCATCTGCTAGAAAATATCGTGCCTATTCCGATGTTTTTGTTTATGTAGATGACATTGGTACGACATCCGGCCTTATTGTTGCCGTAGATGAAAATGGCAATGGTACTTACACAAAAACTTTAACTTTAGATACTGATTACATTCTTGATCCATTAACTGCATCAAGTTTAGGCAGACCATTTACTCAATTAACAATGGTTTCAAATACTGAAATGTGGCCTATATTTCCAGGCATAACACAAAATGGATTACGGCCTGGAGTTCAAGTAACTGCTAAATGGGGCTGGCCATCTGTACCGGATGACATCAATATGGCTTGTTTAATTTTGACTGCCGATTTGTATAAGAGAAAAGATGCTCCAGGCGGAATTTTAGGATTAGGCGATTTAGGTGCAATAAGAATGTCACCCATTGGTCGAGATGTAACAGCGATGGTTAGAGCCTATCGCAAAGAAGTATTGGCATGACACCCAGCACAGTTAGAACAAATCTTAAAACTAGATTACAAACTATTAGTGGTTTAAGAGTTTTAGATTATGTGCCGGACTCGGCCAATATTCCAACAAATAATGCTTTTGCCGTAGTTGGTCAATTAAATATGAATTATGACTTTACAATTGCAAGAGGTTACGATCAAGCAACCTGCACTATAACAATTGTTGTTGGAAGAATGTCAGAAAAAGATGGACAATCTAGGCTTGATGGATTATTAGCATCAACAGGTAACACATCAGTGAAAACCGCAATTGAAGGCGATAAAACTTTGGCTGGTGCTGTTCAAACATTAAGAGTGGTGTCCGCAACTGCTGGCACACTTTCTTCCGCTAATATTGACTACCTAAGTTATCAATATTTAGTTGAATTGATAGGTTAGTAAGAAAGGAAAAATATGGCCATATTTATGGGCAATAATGTTGCTGTTGTATTTGGAACTACAACAATTTCAAGTTATGTCAGCACAGTTAGCCTAAATCGTGAAGTAGATCAGATAGAAATTTCAGCACTTTCAGACTCTACGGCAAACATCATAGCCGGGATTGAAAGACCTGTTTTGAATCTGGAACTTTTCAACGATTTTGCAGCATCTTCAGTAAATGCACTATTTGAAAATGCATTGGGTACAAAAGTAGCAATCAAGTTAATCCCAGTAAGCGGAACAGTTACAGCAACTAATCCTTCTTACACCTGCACAACTTTGATTTCTTCTTGGACTCCAATTGATGGAAAAACAGATGGTGTAAGTACGGTGACAGTTTCCTATCCAGTAACAGGCATCGTCAAAGCAACAAGTTAATTTGAGAAAAGAGGACACATGCACAAAATCGAAATAACTAAAAAAGATGGTAAGAAAATAACCTATGATCTTACGCCGTCAGCAAAGGTCGCTTTTGAAGCGGAATTTAAGACTGGCTGGCGTAAGAGATTAGGCGAACTTCAAATGGAGTCTGATCTATGGTGGTTTGCCTGGCGTATTGAAAAAGATGCTGGAAAAACTACTCTTGGCTTCGGCGATGAATACATTAGTCAATTTCAAGATGTGGATTTGTTGTACGAACCAAAAAATGGATAGACCGACACGGCCAAATTTTCGAGGTGGCGGCGGTGTCGGTAGCAACTGGCATATCACCGAAAGATTTGTTAGAGGTTGATCCGGCAATATTTACCGCTATAAAAGTTATTCTGCAAGAGCGTTACCAAAAGAGTAAAAGACCAGTAATAAGGCGGAAATAATGTTTAAGGCCAATGTTGTTTATAGCGAAGATTTAGATGCCTTAATTGCTAAATTAAAAGAGTTCGATCCTAAATTACAAAAAGAATTTCAAAAAGAATTAACCAAGGCTGTAAAACCCGTTCTAGATTTGG